CAACGGCGGCCCGAAGGTCTTTAGCAGTAGTCTTTCATCGCCATGGCGAGAAAGACAGGATCAGAAAGAAAAACAAAGCAGCGCGGAGGAATCAAAGCTTCTGCTCGCTCAAAATCTTCCCTTGTTAGAGAGTAACGTTCGAAGAGGATCTTCCAAACCTCTTCGGACATCTCCGGGAACGGGCCTTCAGCGGGAGAAAACAAGACAGTTTGCCAATCTTCGGCAAAACAGTCTCGAATTTTTCCTTTCAAAGGTTGAAACTGAGCAACAAAACGACGCAAAAGCGGGACGGGATAGGCAGCCGAATAGCCCCAGGCGAGGTCAATCAAAAATTGGAGAGAAGCGTCTTCGTAACACATATGAGGATAGAGCTCTCCAGGGTGGCGCCGGGACTTGCCGACTTTCAGGAAGCGACTGGGCAACGGTCCCCAATAAGGGCCAGCAGCGGTGGGGTACCAAAGGCCTTTCAGAAAACTGACTCCTTTCCAAGTCGGATGGAACCGCATCTTCATGTCCGCCCCAAGGTCGAGGAAATCCCATCCGAGATGAAGATGTGCAAACAACAACACGGCAGTGTAAATGGAATTGCCGATGCAGGTGTCGACCCCCCCCGTGTCTCTCATAGGCCTTAAGCTACGTTGGATGATGATTCTTCCCATGGTATCAGGGTGTTTCACCATGTAGCGAACACGAGTGAGGTCTTCGACTATGCCAGCAACATCGTCAGGGACTCCGAGACGATAGAAAGCATGTCTCTGGAATCTGAGAGGGCCGAACCCTTGGGACTGGTCACACATGCCTAGGTCACCTTCCATCCACAATTGGCGTCGGTGATCATAGACCACTGAGTCATCTCCACTAACCAAGATGTGCGAGAGGTCGTCTTGAGCGATGGCCATGTTCATCCAAGTGTTCAGTTCGACAGGGGTCCAACCACAAGCGAAGGCGATTGTGATTCCGTAATGAGGGCGGCCCTTCTTGCGGCAGACGAGATGACCATGACAGTTCCAAAATGCAGCGAGATCATG